CGACATACTATTACTACGACGATGCGCCGTTGCCATGCTTTGACCCTTACCTTGTTGCAATGGAGTTTTATCTGAAGGAGAAAGGGATAACAGACAGTGACTACATTAAGCCCAAGGAGAAGAGCAATGAAGATGTTTAAGTTGAGTGGCATATCAAAGAAGTATGCACTGAGAGCGGCACACTACCGCAGAACAGCTAAAGGCCAAGGGGTATCTGGACTTGACTTCAGTGAAGCCGCCTTGCGGGAATTGTTTGATTGGGAGTCCCGTGGCGTTGGAAGCGTAGACAAGGGTAAGAACGGTTACGCCTACGGCAAGTGGTGTGTTGATCTGTCTGTCGCCATGTGGGTTGAAGACTTGTTGAAGGGCGATGTTTGCAAGGCAGAGTTTTTACAGACGCGCATACAGAAACTACACAACACAAAGAAATTAGAAGCGGTTATTCCTTACACATTTTTTCCACATGCAATTACTTTAGAGGAGAGACGCAATGCGTGAACTAGATGAGAAAGATTGGATTATTGCCAGACTGTCATACGCACTGTATGAAGAAGGCAGGAACTCTACCCATCCAGATGCAATTAAAACCGTCAAATGGTTTGGCAACAAACGATTGCTGGCAGCATGGTCTGAATTATCAATAAGCAAAGATAAAGCCCCAAGGTTTGGAACATATTGGAACAAGGATGGGTGGTCGATATGAATGAAATATGGAAGCGTGAAATAGACAAGGTCTATATGTCTGAAGTGGTTTGCTTGGACAAAGAAACTGTTGAAAAAATAGAAGATGGACACAGGATGGGCGCTATCTTTAGCAGAAACCCGAGTGAAGGTTCAGTGTTGTTTTATAAAAAACGTGAGTGGGTGGGGCTGACTGATGATGAGATTGCGTTGGTTAATGCGGACTACCCAAATCCTTGGAATGTTGCCAAAGCCATTGAGGCCAAACTCAAGGAGAAGAACGGTGCTTGAGGCGATCAGAACATTCTTTGGCAAGCTGCGGGGAGCCAAGGGTGCCAGACAGACAGTAATAGAACAAGGAACATTGTGGCGATGCACCAAATGTCATTTAATTTTTTTAACCAAAACAGCAGGAGAAGACCATGAATGCAAAAGTAAAAGCGTTTCCTGATCCACACATCAAGGATATGGGCGGCATGACATTGAGACAGTACTACGCGGCAGCTGCGTTACCAGAGAGCATCCGAGAGATGAATGCAGCCGAATCATATGACTGCATGGAAGCAGCCCAGCTGGCCTTTGCCTATGCCGACTGCATGATTAAGTACGAGGCAGAAGAAGACTGATGGCAAGAATAACTAAAAGAGAGCTTTTAGAAGAGGCCGAAAAGAAACTAACCGAGGCTTACAACCTATTGCGAGTCTATGAAAAGGTCTGGCAAGACGAGTGGGACGCTGCCGCCAATCCATTTGTCGCATGGGAAGGATACAAAAAACAACAGCCACAAAGACAAACACTTGTTCGCGCCTGGCTTGATGCCAAAAACACCCACAACAACCTGAGAGACTGAGTATGAAAATTGAATTGAGCAAGATTCGCATTGATGGCGACACACAATCCCGCGTTAAATTAAACGACGAATGGGTTGGGGAACTAACTGAGAAGCTGCTAGAGGGCAAGGTGCAGCTGCCGCCGGTGAAAGTTTATTTTGACGGCAAACATTATTGGCTGGGGGATGGGTTTCACCGGTATCACGCAAACAAGAAAGCTGGCATCAAGCTAGTCGAATGCGACTCAACCAATGGCACCAAGCGTGATGCAAAGATCTATTCTTGGAAGGCCAATCATGACCACGGCTTACCCAGAACTAACGAAGATCGTCGGGCTATTGTGATGGAGGCGCTCAAGGATATTGAGTATTGCGAAAAGAGTGACAGGGAGATTGCCGAGGCTTGCGAGGTCAGCCCTATGACCGTTGGCCGAGTTCGTAAGTCTATGGACTTGGACAAAACCGCCAAGCGCATAACAAAGGGCGGTAGAGTAATCGACATTACCAAGATTGGCCGCGTCAAGAAAGAAGAGCCTCAAGCTATTCCAGAAGACGACAAGCTGAAAGAGCTGGCCACCGAGCACAAAGTGATTTCAGAAGAGAATGCAAAACTCAAAGACATGCTGGCCGTCAAGACATTGCCAGCGAGTGAAGATGCCAAAATCGAGGTGGCTGCCACATTAGAGGATTTGCGTAAACAGGTGGCCAGCCTAGAGTCGCAGCTGCGGGCTGTAACCAGCTCCAGAAATGACTTCCAGAACAAGAATGCGGAGCTCATAAAACAGGTAACATATTGGAAAAGACGAGCTGAAAAGGCCGATAAACAATAAACCCGAAGCTGGGCGGTTTCCCAGTAGGAGAGATTTAAATGCTGCAATTACGCGAACACCAACTCGAAGTAGTGGTGAAGATAGAAGATGGCTTTAACACAGGCCATCGCTGCCAACTGTTGTATGCGCCTACTGGCTTTGGGAAGACCGAAGTCGCTATGGCGATCATGCAGGAAGTGGCGGATAAGTACAAAAAGACAGCCATGGTCTTGGATCGGATTGTGTTGGTCAATCAAACCAGCACCAGACTTTCCAGATATGGCATCAACCATGGAGTCATGCAAGCTGACCATTGGCGGCACCGTCCTCAAGAAAAGATTCAAATCTGTTCGGCACAAACCCTTGAGAAGCGGGAGAACTTTCCCAGCATTGATCTGCTGATCATTGACGAGTGCCATGTACAGCGCAAAAGCGTGGTGCAGTACATCAAGAGCAACCCTCAAACCAAGGTGATCGGCTTGACCGCTACGCCTTTTACTGCTGGCTTGGGGGATGTCTATACCAATGTGGTGGGAGCTAAATCTACTGGGGACTTGATCGATAAGGGTTGGCTTACCCCGCTCAAAATCTATATTGCCAAAGAGATTGATATGACCGGTGCTAAGAAGGTTGCTGGCGAGTGGTCGCAGGATGAGGTGACCGAGCGAGGTATGAAGATCACTGGGGATATCGTGGCCGAGTGGGTAAAGAAAACCAATGAGATATTTGGCGCACCGCGTAAGACTGTGGTCTTTTGCTCTGGCGTTGCACATGGCAGGGACTTGGAAAGGCAGTTCAACGAGCTGGGTTACAACTTCAAATCGATATCGTATTTAGAGGATGACGACTACAAAAAGGACATTATTGAGGAATTTGGCAAGCCTGACACCGATATTACCGGTCTGATTGCCACCGACATACTGACCAGAGGTTTTGACGTCCCAGATGTAATGATCGGCGTTAGCGCAAGACCATTCTCTAAATCGTTCTCGAGCCATGTGCAGCAGATGGGTCGGATCATGCGTCCATACGAAGGCAAGCAATTTGGCGTTTGGCTTGATCATTCGGGCAATTACTTACGATTCCGCAAAGATTGGGATAAGCTGTTTGACGAGGGTGTAACCGAGCTCAAGAGCGGCGGTGAGTCCACCAAGAAAGAGCCTACCGAGAAGGAAAAGAAGGAGTCCAAATGTCCGGCCTGTGGATCTCTGTGGACTTGGCTTAGTAATGTGTGTGGTGAATGCGGGCATCAAAAGCCATTGCGTGGCGTGGCGTCGGTAGCTGGTGAGCTGACCGAGCTTGAAGCTACAGCCAGAAAGAGTCAGGTTGACAACCAGAATTTCTACTCTGAGCTGTTGCAGTACGCCAAGATGAGGGACTACAAAGAGGGTTGGGCGGCGCACAAGTACAAAGAGAAGTACGGCATATTTCCCCCGCGCGGTCTGCAAAAGACCTACCGAGCCCCGTCACTGTCTACAGTCAACTTCATCAAATCTAGGCAAATCGCCTGGTCGAAAGCGAAGGCAGCATGAAAGTAAATCAACTGACCAATACTCAATTTGCCAATCTTGCTGAGAAATGCGGTGTACGGATCCTGAAAAAAATGCGTTTTCACATGAAGGAAAAGAAGTTTGTTTTTGACGATTACATAATTGAGGGAGATTTTGCTGCGCTGCGTCAATTTGCAGAAGAGGTAGCAAAGCTTGATATCCATGACGTTTGAGCAGTTTGCAATTGAGCATGGGTTGCTGATTGACAGCCTTACTCAAGACAGATGGATGCGCGTTGGTACAGTCGATCACCCGCACAAGAAGAATGGCGCTTACATATTTGATGGTCGTAATGGTGCGATCATTAACTTTGCGGTGCACGACAAGCACATTCCCTATGTATCGCGGGAGCCCTACACACCAGACCCGCTGGCGCATATCAAGCGGGACAAGGCCGAGCGGGAACGAAAAGAAAGGCAAGCCAAAGCCAAGCACAAAGCGTCAACAATTTTGCATCATGCTAATGAATCAACCCACCCATACTTGGAACGCAAGGGGTTGGGAGAGTGCAAAGGCTACGTCTGGAATGGCCTATTGATATTGCCTATGCGGATAGATGGGGCGTTGGTTGGTTGTCAAATGATCGCGGCTGATGGCACCAAGCGGTTCCTAACAGGCCAAATCACCAAGGGTGCAACTCTGAAAATAGACACAAAAGGTCGGAACATCGTATGCGAGGGGTTCGTAACAGGCATGTCAGTGCGTCGGGCTATGCGGTTTCTGCGCGAGCGGTACACGATCCATGTTTGTTTTTCGGCTGGCAATATGCTGGAGATAGGTCGCCAGCTCGAGAATCCCATAGTAATTGCTGATAATGACCCGATGGGGGTTGGTACAGCCAAAAAAATAGCCTCACGTTATTGGCTAGGTGAGGCGGGGGAAGATTTCAACGACACCGAGCAGAGGATTGGCACCGAGCTGGCTGCCGAATCCCTGCGCGGCTTTCTTTAGGATCTTTCAATTATCACAGCCATAATCTCCAGAACTTGTTCGAGCATGGCGGCTGTTAGGTCATCCTCATCAATATTGCTTATGACATTCTCAAGGATAGCTTCGGCGGCCAAGAGCTTTATAAGGTTATCGGATCCCTCGAGCTGGGTCAGCGCATCGTTAACGGGGTGACTGTAACTCTTGTTATAGTCGGTTTTAACTGTTGTCATGGTCTTCCTCCGAGTATTCGTCGTCCAAAACTTCCAGAAAATCACCCTCAAACGGATTGCGCGTAATGAGATAGGCAATGCGGTTGACCAAGTGATAGCCGTTGACGACATAGGTGCCCTTGTCACCATCCACCAGCGTCCAGACATGCGCGGGCTTCATGTCAGCCGTGGCAAGCACATAGCCTAGCTCGATGCCGTAGGTTTCAAACAAATTAGTCTCTTCGGCCAACAATCCTCGCACTTCGATGCCTCGTAAGTGATTGGCTCGCGGCTCGTAGGTTTCTTCCCATTCTTCGTAATTCATTCTGTACCTTTCGACATTTTGGATAGAACTGCTAACTGTTGACCTATTCCCAGACCGGAAAGCGGGGTGCTTTTGTTGGCAAATCCCGTGGCGGCTCCTGCGTAGAACTTGCCAGCAAGGATCGTGGTAGGTCGGTCTTTGTACTTCGATAGCTGTTTTGCTGTGTTCTTTGCCCACTCCGCGCGCCAGCTGGTCGAGCGGCGCTTGAGAGAGCAATCGTATGGTTCTAGCGTCTGGTCGGGTTGAACAACGCCGTGCTCCGCTGACAGAATCAATATGTCGGCATCAGCTTTAAGCGCGGCCTTGACCGCGAGCTTAAAAGCCTGACCTTGATACAGATCCACAGCTGGCGCGGCATGGCTCAACTTGGACTCAGAACATGCGATCAGAAACAGTTTTTTCATTCTTGTTCTTCAATGGGTTCGTCAACATCTGCTTGCGTATAGCCAGTCAGAATCTCGGGTCGGTACTGTGAGAGCTTGTACTCCACGCACTTGACGCATACGCGAGCGAGCGGAATGCCTTGGGCATCGTTCTCCCACCAACTGTCATCTTTTGTGTGATTGCAAATCATTTGGTTTCCTTAAAAGTTTTTTATCGTGCGTCAACTCGCAAAGGCGTGTCGGCATTGGCTGGGTGCGTCTGGCTGAAAGACCGCATCCATTCCAGCAGCGCGTCTTTGGCCTCGTATCGCGTCATGCCAAATTCATTCATCAGGTAAGGAGCGGCACCGAACATGTTGGTTTCGCCTGAGTCGCGCAGGTCGATTAAAAATTCGTGTATCTCTTTTTTGGTGATCATGATGTTTCCTTTAAAGAACTGTTAAATACTTCTTCAACACCTCAAAGTCTTCTTTGGGTATCTCGTTGCTGCCGTGGTCAAAGATCAGCGAGCAGTCAGACCAATAACCGCCGTGGTCTTCATCCCAATCCTCTTTGTCACCGCCGCGCCACTCCATCGCCACTTTTTCGGTGTACTTGTCGGGGTTTTTCTTCGTTTCAAACAAATACTTCGTGTCGTATTCCATGTCGCCGTTGCGCTCATGTATCTCGCCAATGTAGTATTTCATGGTGCCACCTCTCTAATCTCTAAAGTATTTTCTTCGTAGTGCTCTGGAACGTCATCATTCAAGACGCTGAATTGTTCGTGCGCCAATTCATAAGCCAAGTCCACGTTTTCGGCCTCGACTGTGTACGTTTTTGTGACGCGGGCTTCTATGGTTACTGCATATTTCATGATTTTGCCTTTTGTTGTTCAATCTTCCATTTGACGGCATCGTGCCAAATGCCCAGCGCGTCCATGATGGACGTATGCTCATGCGAATATTCAATGTCCATGCCTGTTTCGTAACGCGCAACAAACTCAGCGACAAATTTTTTAGAGTGATGCGCGACGTTGTTTGAGTAGGAATCGACAAACGCGGCTTGTTCTTCTTGCGTCATGCTGTTTCTCCTGTCTGTTTCGCGGGTATGTAGCCATGCTCTGCCATAAATTCTTTTACGGTCAAATGTTTGGCCTTATGCGTGTCGCCATGCTTGGTAAAACAGGCATAAACGGCCTCGCCATTGTCGTTATGGTCGTTGGCCTCGCCCATTAGGAAATTTTGCCCTAGCATCTTTATGGGCGGCAATACTTCCAGCATTTCCCAATACATTTTTGCGGTTGTTGGTATCCATGCGTCGGGGTTTGCGTCCATCGCATCCCACAATTCTTTCCATTCAAGGGGTTGATTCATGCTGTTTCTCCTATGCCTGTTCGGTTACAACCCTGCCGCTCTCATTGAGTGACAGTACAAAATCGGGATACTCAACAACCTCGGCGCGGCAGCTGGCTATGTGCAGGGATGCGTCTATTGCCTGTCCATACTGAGCCAGCTCCTTGGCTACGCGCCTGTACTCAGAGACTGCGTCCACCTTTTGGGCAAAGCGCAAAGCCTCCTCCAGCGTGTCGTCACCTATTCTCAGGTACCAAAAGTTTTTCATGCTTTCACCTCTGTTACGTCTATGATTTCCCAATCGCCGTCGCCGTCCGGCTTAAAGTCAGACCCATCGGCATCCTTGGCATTCATCCATGCTTGGCGGTCGTCTTCCGCCTCGATCTCCAGCGTGAAATACGAAATGCTTGACGCAAGTACTTTGTAGGTTTTCATGATTAGGCCGCTCTCTTAAAATTGCGGGTCAGCGCAGCCTCAGCTCGTCCAGCTGCAATCATCTGGCGCGCCTCTGTCTGGTCGTGCGGTTTCTCCTTGTCCAGCATTGACCGGATGGTGAAAACAATGGCTTGGTCGCCGCGCTCGTACTTGTAACCCACTTCAAAATAATCGTGCTCTGTGTGAATCATGGTCGCGCTCCTTACAGTTGTTGGTAACGATACTCAGCGTGATTGCGTTGCGCGTCGTCTTCGTGCTTGATCATGTTGATGGCAACCCACAGCATGTACAAAGCGCGGATGGTGCCCACGTTGTCGCGCATTGACCAGAAGGCATAAGCCTTGCCCCAGCGTTGAATGTTGTCTTGAACTTCAAAAGGTGATACATAGTCGAACATTTGATTTCCTTGGTTTGTTGAACAAGACCGCCTCTCGGCGGTTTCGGCTAATCAAGCCTCTTCAGTTGTCCTGTGAATTTGCGCGTGTACCTCGTCCAGTTGGGTAAGGATCTGCTGGCGCGTCCCCTTGTATCCGATGCCCTTTAGGATCTTCAGGATAGATACCCCGCGCGATACTTTCATGCCCAGCAATTCAAGCTTGAGCCCTTGTCGCAGGGTCATGAGTCTGAACAGCTCGATATTCGCTTTGCCAGTGATCATCATGATTGCTCTCCGTAGAATTTTCTTGCCAGTGAATAAAGAACTTGGCGCGGTTCCGTGTCGTCGGCACCAAACTCGCTAACATTTCTAAAAGCTTTCTCAGAATTGGTAATTGCCTCGTTTCTTGTCTCGCACTGATTGAATGCGTCGGCCACTTGTTTATTAAGATAGTCTGCCGCCAGCTCGACAAACTTCATATTGGTGTACAACTGCCAAGCGCTTGGGGTTAGGTGCAGGGTCACCGTTTTGGTGATGACCATATTTCCTTGGTCGATTTTCATTGTGTTTCCTCTCTGTTGACAAAGAATGCGTCCAGCAGGTGCCAGCTCGCGTAATTGCGTATTGGTGAGTCGTTGTTGGTGTAGGCCTCAGTGATGTTGATAGTCCAGCCATTGGCCTTGGCGGCCTCGATGTAGGCATTCGCGTCGCAATCCTCTTCGAGGTAAACCCTGTCACCCTTGATATGGGAATACTGGGAAGGGATGATCCCTAAGGCCATTATGTCCAGCACTGGGACTTCGAGCCAGCCGTGCGATGGGTCAGCGTGGAATGTGAGCTTGCGTGTAGTTCTTTCAAACATTACTCGTCTCCCATGGTTATAGAGCCACAGGTATTGCCATTGCTGTCCCAAATCTTTTCGCGCGTCAAGTCTTGGTCGTCGCGCATATTGGTCGCAATAGACTCGAGGATAGATGCCACTTCGCCCCATGGGTCGTCCTCGAATGCAGCGTTGTCAGTGTGGATGGTGATGGTTACTGTTGCCATGGTTAGTTTGTCTCCAATGCGCGGGTGATAAGGGCTTTGGCCTGTGATATCTGGTTGGCGTACTGGCCTTTGATGCTCAGGCACTCTTGGTATGTACCAGTGTGAATGATGGTGTAGGTATTGCGTGGCACTTCATCTTTGCAGACGATAAGAATGCCGTGTCTGTTGGATTGCAGGGTATACATGATCTCTCCTTAGTTGGTTGGATTAGCCACAACACATGACTAATGTCTCTATCATGTCTTGCGTGTATATACCTTGTCAAGCATTATTTTCATAGGGACTTACCCTATGGTTGGTTTAGGCCATATATATCGGGGGTTTGCGGGGTTTGGTAGGTCGGTGTAACTGTGGTGATTTGCAATGGAGCGCGGGGTTTGCTATGCTTGTGGCTATTCCTTTGATATACCTATGGAAACAACATGACTCAGAAGTTAACGCGCGAGCAGATTAGACAAGGGCTTGATCAGATCCCAATAGAAGTACTACTGTCCCCAGGTGCAGGTAAAAGACCAGAGCTTACGGGCAAGCAAAGAGAATTCGCGCGGAATCTAGCACTGGGTAAGAGTAAGGCACAAAGCTATAGAGATAGCTATAACACCAAGGCCTCACCGAAAACCCAAGGGGATAACGCCTGTCGCCTGAGCCGCGATACCCGAATACAAACGGAAGTCGAGGCGTATAAGGTCGCATTAGAGGCAGAGAAACATAGAACACCTACTCAATTAAAGGCATTGCTGGTGCAACAACTGGTGCAGCACAGCCTAGATCAGGACTTCCCGCCAGCCCAGCGCGTCCAGTGTCTGCGCCTGTTAGGCCAGCTGTTCG